TCCACTACCGGAAGCAGTTCTGCCCATAAAGGTATCTGTAGCGATATCTTGCATCTTTGCAAAAGTTACCGCATTATTTGCAATTGTAGTAGCACCATCGCCGCTAGAAGTCACGTCTCCAGAGTGGTTCGGGTGGGTATATACTGTATTAGTATCAGTACTCGTGAATCTAAATACACCTGTAGTAGGTTCAGTAATACTTACATTAGTACCAGATTGTAAAGTAATATTACCAGTTCTATAACTGCCTGAATCTTCTCTAATTTGTGTTACAGTATTAGTATCAGTATCGGTAAATAAAGCTCCAGAAGGTACATTTGTTAAAACTTGACTGTCATCTACTTTACCATTTAAAGCAGCCTGTAGTCCATCTACATTGGCAATAGTATGATTATGGCTATCATCTGCTATAACTATTGCATTATATGTTCCTGAGACATCTCCTCCAAATGTAGTATCAACATTTAAATAGTGAGAGGGAAGTTCTCCTCCCAATTCTGAAGCATCCCCACTATCAGAACTACTGGTTATGGTAAAATTAGGATAACTTCCGGTAATAGATGTTGTACCTGCACCTGTAAGTGCAACTGTTTGATCAGGAGCAGAGTTACTAAAAGTAGTACCAGACAAAGATAAACCAGAGCCTGCAGTATATTGTGTATTTGTATCTGTAGAGCTGATAGTTACTGTGTCAGCTGCATCATTTTTTACAACGGATACATTCGTACCTGCGGTAATAATAGAAGCTGCTACATCTCTTATCTCTTCATCAGTTCTCTGAGTATTTGTAAAACTAGAACTTATAGTAACAGTATTTGCTGCATCATTCTTTACCACATTAATATTGGATCCTGCTGTAATAATAGAAGCTGCTACATCCCTTATTTCTTCATCAGTTCTCTGAGTATTTGTATCTGTATCTGTTGAAGAGATTGTAAAGTTTGGATATGTTCCTGAAACACTAACATTACTTCCTGCAGTAAGTGAAACAGTTTGATCAGGAGCAGAGTTGCTAAAAGTAGTGCCTGATAAAGATAGCCCGGAACCTGCAGTATACTGTGTATTTGTATCTGTAGAGCTGATAGTTACTGTGTCAGCTGCATCATTTTTTACAACACTTACATTTGTACCTGCTGTAATAATACTTGCAGCTACGTCTCGAATTTCTTCATCACTTCTTTGTGTGTTAGTAAAGCTAGAGGCTATTGTAAAGTTAGGATATGTTCCAGACACGGTAGTAGAGCCTGATCCTGTTAAAGAAACAGTTTGATCAGGAGCAGAGTTACTAAACGTAGTGCCAGATAAAGACAGTCCAGAACCTGCAGTATACTCTGTATTTACTGAGCTGATAGTTGCCGTATTTGCGGCATCATTTACAGCTATACTAACGTTAGTGCCTGCAGTAAGTATCCCTGCTGCTAAGTCACGAATTTCTTCATCACTTCTTTGTGTGTTAGTAAAACTAGAAGCTATAGTAAAGTTTGGATATGTTCCTGAAACGCTAACATTACTTCCTCCTGTTAAAGAAACTGTTTGATCAGGAGCAGAGTTACTAAACGTAGTGCCAGATAAAGATAAACCAGAGCCTGCGGTATACTCTGTATTCGTATCTGTAGAGCTTATAGTTGCCGTATTTGCAGCATCATTTTTTACTATGGATACATTAGTACCTGCTGTAAGAATGCCTGCGGCTAAGTCACGAATTTCTTCGTCAGTTCTTGGAGAGGCTCCTGCTGGTATTGAAACAGTATCTGTATCTCCGTTTGCTCGTGCCAAGCTAATAGTGTTTCCGCTAATAGTTAAAGCATTTGCGGCACTTGTTAGAGCCTGAGGAGATGTAGTACCTACTTTGTTAGATAAACTAGTTGTTACAGAAGAGTGAAAATTAGCATCATCATCTAAAGCTGCAGCTAATTCATTTAGAGTATCTAAAGCTGCAGGGGCACTGCCTACAACATTACTGATTGCTGTATTAACAAAAGTTTCAGTTGCAAAACCAGAGCTATTTGCTAAAGTAGCATCACTAATAGTAACACCATTAATTTCTAAGTTTGTTCCGTTCCACCAAATATACTTACTTGCATTACCAAAAATCATCTTACCTTGAGTAAGTTCCATAAAGGCACCTGTTTCTGAGCCTGAAGGAGCATTATTGGCATCGGGCATACTACCACCCTTAACTCCAACTCCTGTTATGGTACCTGCTTGGATATCATTTGCATTAATATTTCCACGAATTGTTAAATTTCCTGCAGATTGATCAAAATAAATATATTTATCTTGTGCAAAACTGCCCACATAAAAGTCTCCGCCTTGATTAAGGTGTGCACCTTTTCCTGTGAGAGTACTGCCACTTATTTTTGCTACAGTAGTTCTGTCTCTTGCCTTGCCTGTGGTGCCTCCTGAGCCTGTAGTTGCGGCTGTAAAAACAGTACCTAAGTTATAAGTATCTCCGGATGTTCCTGCTGTTGTATTCCACTGGGCTTGAGTTACATCTCCTAAGCTTGTAATATAGTATTCTCTTCCTACTATAAAGTCACCTATTGTTACTTCTGCAGAAGGTCCTACTCGTATGTCTCTAGTAACAATTGCATTTGAATCCAGCATGGTAGTGTTTAACGTGCCTATTGTTGCTACATCTGCCGTTAAAGTACGAAAAGAAGCACTATCCTGAACGGAATCTTCAAGATCTAAAGTACCTCTAAAAGTTAGAGTTCCTGCTGAGTGATCATAAAACAGGTATTTTGTATCTGCAAAACTACCTATATAAACATCTCCGTCTGCTTTTAAATCAATTCCTGCTCCGTTAAGAATAGGATTAGCATCGGTACCTGTAATTGTAGGAGCCGTAGTCCCTGATGGAAATAATTGTATTTCTCTACTAATTATAGAATCCGCGTCCAAAATAGATGTTTCATATACGGTACTATTTGAGTTACTATCTAAACTAGTTACAAATTTTCCTAGTTCTCCTCCTGTTTCCGACGTTGTATCAACATGGTCGGAACGAATAGTTGTAGGGTCTAGCAGATCATCAGCTTTCTTTTTAGAAGCAACAGCTTTAACATACGGCTCCATAACATAACCTGTAGATAGTCTGTATACTTTTGCAATTACACAGTCGCTAACAAAATCTATCCTTATATTCGGTATAAAACCTTGTACGGAACTATGAGATGTTGATGTTGGTCTTGTTAAATATAGTATTCCATTGCTTTGTATAGATGCTACACTCACTTCGTCAACACCCAGTTTTAAGACATCCCCCTCTTGTATTTCTGTAGTAAAGGCTGTTCCTACTCCTACTACTTTTGAAGAGTTGGCTACTTTATTAAAAGTTCCTGATAATGCAGAGCCATATTTACTAGTCCCTCCCCCTGCGTCTACGTTATACCAAAAAGGACTTTTACCTTGTTCTCTATTATAAGAAATTAGTTTTATACGGTCAGAAGCATCACTTGCATCTATAAGTACATAAGTATGTTCTATTATAAACTCTCCCGGAGCAGCTTGCGATGTTTTTGTTATAACAGGTAAATTACTTATGTCCTGCTTATAAGTACCCGCATCTGTACTTACATTTTTTATAAGACTAGCAAGTGCACTAGGGGCTTTAAATTTATATTCATTATTTGTAAGTTCGAAAGTAGTAGTAGATCCTACAGTTCTTGTTCTTACACCTACACTTATATCTCCTCCAAAAGGAATGCCTCCTGCAGAAAAACGAGGAACATTTTCTTGATACTTATCACTTACTGTTACTGAAATTACTACAGGTATCGATACATTTTGAAGTACATTAATAGCTTTAACAGCTACTTGATATGTACCATCTTCAATTCCGCTAAATTTCCAAGTAGTTTGATTACCACTATCTATTAGTATAGGACTTTCTATATCTGGGAAAGTGTGAATTATTTCGTAACCTGCTAAATGTTCGTATGTACCTTCTGTTGTTTCTTCCGCTCCGGTTGCGGCATTTACTGTTTTACCCACTGCTACAGGAGGACTCCAATGTATAACCAACTCTTCTCCTATTTGAGTAGGAGTTAAAGCACTAGTAGAATATAAATCTACTACTGGAGGTACTATATCATTAGATCTTACAGCAGGGTATACGGTATCTGCTATATAAGTAGTAAAATCTTCATCTATAGCAGAAAACTTTTGGTCATAGTACTCAACTGCACTAATATCAAACTCATTTTTAGAATTTTGCGAGATAGCAAGAACTTTATATTCTTTTGCAGAACCTAATACTTCTGATCCTGCGGCTGTTGTTTGTGTAAGTACCCATATACTTTCTGCATCCGGTATCGCGGAAAAAGCCGTAGTTACGGTTATAGTATTAACATTATTTCCACTAAGTGCTGGAGTTACATTTTGAGTTTCTACACGAGTGTAATCTGACCAAGATAAGTTTAAAGCTTCTCCTCCGCTTGTCGCACGAGCATTAGAAGCTTTAACTTCAGTATCTATATTTTGTAAACTTGAGCTACCTGTAAGAAAAGCTTGTTTTATTAAATCACCCTTCTTATAAGTAACGCCAGAAATACTTACATCTTCTGTAGTAAACGCAGCGGGTTCTACAAATAAAACAGATAATGTATATGTGCTACCAGAAACTAAATTAGTTGTACTGTCTAAAGGTATAGAAGTAGTCGTTCTAGTAGTTCCTGAATTAGATATACGTCCTCCCATACGAACAGCATATCTATTAGCGTCTTGTATATTTATAATATCTCCAGGAACAAGAAAAGTAGCATTCAAAGCAGTAGAGAAAGTAACAACCTCTCTTTGATTAGCTGCTGTCCAAAGCTTCCATCTTCCATAACGTAAAGCCTGTCCTTCACTAGTAGCTCCCATTGCTACGGCGTCTTGAGATATTATTTTACCTGTTTTTGCAATATTGAGTCTATCTTCTACAATAAGAGGAGATGCCTTATAGTTAGCCTCAGGATCTATCCAAGTAACTATACATTGGTTAATTCGTGTTTTACTTCCTGTACTTTCGTAAGAAAAAGATCCGTTTAATACATTAGCAGCCGTAAAATTATACACAGGACCACTTGGAGCATCAATAACAGGAACTACTTGTCCGTCAATATAGTATAACATACTACGAAAAACTGTGGCTATATCCTTTAAAACTTTATAAGCATCTGCTGCTTTTGTGATAAAAAGATTACAAGTAAATCTAGGCTCTAAACCGCCTTTGCCATCATCGACTAGCTCATCACAATATCGTGCGATTCTGTATAAAGCATACTTGTCAATATCAGTAGACTGTAAAAAGTCTCCCAAACCATAACGATCATTTGTAAGTATATCAAAAAATACCCAAGCAGGGTTATTGCTGTATACTTTATCATCTAAAAAAGCGCCATCCCAGTCTTGGTAGGAGCTAGAAATTAACCCTGTAGTAGTATTACGTTTATAGTTTGCTACTCCTGTACTAGATTGCTCTCTAGTTACGTAGTTAGAAGGTACTTTTATTTTTAAACCCCTAAGATGATAAGATCTTACAGGAATATTTTGAAACTTTTTAGTATCAAAAGTAACTTTTGCAAGAGAAGAAAAAGGATGTGTTAAAATATCTTTTATAACACAAGTAGTACCTGAAAGATTAGAAGAGGCAATCATCTGCCAGTCATGATAAGTTCCTGTTATTGTTTTATACGCAGGACCTGTATGATTACTAATTCTTTCAACTCTTACTTGAAAATCTGAAAAAGGTCTAAAAGCAGTTAAGTCTATAGTACTAACAAAAGTTACAGCATTTTTATATAAACCTGAATGTAGTAAAGGATTTTTTAAAATTTGATAAGATCCAAAATCAGATTCTCCAGGTTTTTTTATAGCTATTTCTGTTTTGTAACGAGTAAAAGTAGTCATATCATTACCTTTACCACTTACAGCATAATGGCCTCCTGGATACGAAAAACTTATCCGAGCTTCATCAACTTCTTGTAGTTGAGAAGGACTTAATCTAAAGCCAGAGGCCGAACTTCCTGTTAAAACTTTGGGGGCTTGACTACCTGAATAGTTTTGTCCTAGCTCTAAAGCTCCTCCAGCACTTGGAGTATTACTAATAGAAGTTGAGCCTTCTCCCCCTCTTCCTGTAAAAGGAGTTTGTGCTAAAGTTCCCACTCTGAACTGAGTAGTGACGCCTTCGTAATTAGTAGTTTGACTTTGAGTTATAACATCTAAATTAGTTACAATTGCACCTGTTACATCAAATTTATAACTACCTGTAGTACCTGCCCAATTAGCTGCTAGAGTAACGGTTGTTCCTGAGATACTTGCAATTTTAACAATTCTATCAACTTCTAAACTATACGAGCCGTCAGGTATCCATAGTCCAGAAGGGCCTCCAGTACCTGGAACATACTCTGCAACAGAGTTACTAGTTACTTTTGTTATAAAGCCTTCTCCATAGGCTCCATCTCCTACTCCTCCAGAATTAATAACTCCGAGTCTTGCAGGTATATGAGTATCTATATCTACTGGACTAGAAATCATAGAACTATTAAAAAAACTTTGATTATTAACAGTAGTTAAAGTAGCCGTAATAGTAAAATCATCTGTTCCCGCCGATCCATTGGAAGCAGTTACAAATTTTTGTCCTCGGCCTTTTCTAACAATTAAATACTTATCTCCATTTTCAGATTGTATAATAGGAGTAGTACCTCCTCCAGAAATAGTAGCTGTTGGAGAATTGGCAGTTAGTGCAACAGTAGCAGGCCCCTGACTATGAAAAGTAGCTGCTTCCGATAAAGGTAAAACTCTATCATCGTTTAGATATACAGAAGCTGCTCCATCAACAAGCCCATAAATAGGACCTTCTGCTATAAGATCTGTAACTGATATTGTTTGTCTATCTTTTGCATTTAATTGACTATAGTAACTATCAACTTCATATATTTCTTTCCATCTAGGCATTGGCATTACTATTTCTCCTGCGTCTGTGTCTGTGTTATATTAGTATTGTTTGCGGAATCTGTTGTAGTATTATTTATAAAATCTTGTATAGTACTGCCTGCTGCTGATCCATTTCCTCCTTGTCTTATATCGACAGAAATAGGTCTACCAGGAACTCTTAACTCTCCGTATAGTATAGGAATAGGATCTCCTTCAACAGAATTTGAGGCGCCCCCACTAAAAAGATAATTAGTAGGACTATCTTGATCAACGGCAGGATCAGGTGCCATCATTTGTTGTATTCCTGAAAGAGCTAAATTAACAGCTAGTAATGCTACCATTTGTCCTGGAATAGTTGACATTGCTGCTGCAAAGGTTAAAGCATTGCCCGACCCTCCTAGTGTTGCTAGTGTAGCGTTACTAGCATTGGCCAAAACTGCATTACCTATCATTGGAAGAACAAAAAATACAAGCACAACAGCAGCTATAATTTTTCCTATTCCACTTTTTGAGCCTGCTGGAGCAATAGCAATAGTTACATCTCCTTCCTTTAAAGGTATAAGTAACTCTTCTTGGTCTATTTGCTCTCCTGCAGTTTCTATTATAAATCCAACATCTTCATCATGGCATTTTCGTAAGTAAGGTAAAAAATCAGGACGATTTGCATTTATACATTTAAAAATATCTTTATAATTATCTGTACTTACAACGAACTTACTACCAAATTTTTCGCCAAGCTCTCCTTGTAGGTAAACACTATGTTGCATATCTATAAACTCCAGTTATATACTTTTTCCAAAAAGGGTATAAATTTTCTCGGCATGATAGCCTGTTTTCCGCATGATGATAAAATAAGTCTTCTCCAAGATATACACCACAATGGTTTCCTACTCTACCATTTATTGTAAAAATGAGTAAGTCATCTTTTTGCATATTTTCTTCAACTTTTTCAAAACCCCAAGTACTAATATACTCGTCAGTAAAATAATCTAGACCTTTTTCCCACCAATCATCTTCAAAAAGAGGGCGAGAAGGTATATCCAAACCTTTATTAATATAGTAGTCTCTTGAAGATTCAAAACAATCGTTTCTACCAAATTCGTATTCTCTGCCATATAAGTTTTTTGTTTCTTTTTCTGGCTGTAGTATATGCATGTCCATAGCAGGATAACTAAATATATAATAAGGAAGACCTGTGGCATTACAATATTTAATATCAGCTTCTGAGGGCTCATTACTTGCATCAGGATGACTATGTACTACAGCAGTTATATCTCCTTTATGGGATATATCTATATATTGCTTGGATGAGATTATAAAATCATCTTCATCTGTAGCTACATTATCACAAGGGAACCATTTTAAGTCCCCCTTTATTACTGCAAGTACTCCACAACCTTCTCGGGGGTACCACTTTTCAAAATGTTCTTGCATTTCTTCTAAAAATTCTATCATAATTAATACTTCAAAGTTCCTGGGAATGATCCAAAAGGTAAACGAGCTGCTCCGTTTGTTGATCCTTCTGGCTTTTGGTTTGCACTTGTAAGTACTGAAGGTTTAAAACCATATCGAGCTTTACAAGATTGTAGTGTTTTTCCACATACATCTTCTCGAACCCAATAAGAACTAGTGTCTGTAGGTATTTGTCCTGCAGGAGTAGGATTTCCAGTAGCTTTCCATATTGTTATTCCATTATATCTAACAAGACTGCCCAAAGTATAAGAAAGCCCTGAAACCCATTCAGTCCATTTACGAACCTCTTTCCAATGAGAAGAAGAAATTGAAGGAATGTTTCCTGTACCTGCAATAGTGCAGACCCAAAATTTACTTGCATGAGTAACGTAAGATACTGTTGTATAAGCTGTACTTGCAGAATAAGCAGCAAAAGTTTCTGACGCTACAAGAGGTCTATCATCAAAATCAAAGTAGGCTTTATGAGCTCTTACAGTTCCGTCTCCATTGTACTTTACAGCTCCATCGACATTCCATGTACATCCTCCTCCGTTTCCAGAAGCATGACCTTGATACTTCCAACTACAGTATTTGCCTACTACAACTCTTCTAGGTATTTGTATATTTTCTAAGTCAAAGGGCGTTGCTAATTCAAAAGTAATAGAAGTTCCATCTTCTGCACCTACTCTATCAATTATATATTCTTGAGTGGGAAATTCTACGGGAGGGGAGTCATCTTCAGCTTCTCCAACTAAATACTTTTTTAAAGTCTGCCTACGAACTAATCTTTGGCCTATTAAGTCCTCAAACTTAAAGTCCCCCATAGCTGATTGTAGTAAAGATCCTATATTTGCGATTGTTAATGCAGGTCTATTAGAAGCCCCATCTGCTTGTAGATTTAGTCCATCTAATATCATAGGCATTGCTGTATATGTTTTTATACTATTATCTGTTTGATTTGCAGTTCCTGTGCCGCTCCCAATACCTGTTGCTATAAAAGAAGTGCCTACGTTATTATTAGAAGCTCCAACTGAGGTAAATCCTGTGCCTGAAACAATAGTATAAGTATTTCCAACTATAAAAAATCCTGCAGATACAGGGTTAGTGGGTGCAGTTCTTTTCCTAAACTGTATGTCTGTTAAGTCAGAGCCTAATCCTGGATGAAAGTATAAAGTATCTTCTCCTGATACAAGACCCGGCAAAGTTACTTCAAATAACTCTACTAGTGCATTATCTGCCGCGGTAGTTCCTGGGTCTTGTGACCCAATTTCTAATGTTTGTAAATCTGTTGCAATTACGTTGCTCATGCCTCAAAAACTCTTTTTAGTTCTAGTGAAAGACTATAAAAATTATCATAGTCATAGGTTGTTGAATAGTTTGTTGTTACTACTTTAACATCTCTTTCGCCTGTGCGTGTAGTGTTATTTGTGTCGGGAAGAGTAAGAGTAAACTTGCTTACACCCTTTTTAGCATCTAAAAACGCTACTATATCATCTATATCTGCTTTTTCACGAGTTGCAAAAGTTAATGAATAAGTTTCATTTAAAGTATTAATTCCGTCTGCAATACGCTGCTCGTATCCGTCACCAAAAGTAGCAGTGAGCACTCGAGGAGCACTTTGCTTTGTCATTGATTTATCAGGTGTTGCTAACAGAGCATTAGAGTCGTTTTTTATACCTATAGTCATTATGCTACTCCATATGGGTTAAGTATTCCACCCGATCTTTTTTGATTCTGTAGCTCTACTTGTACAGCAGTTGCTACTGCATTTCCTAGTCTATCCATATCAGGTCCAGTGCTTCCCTGTTTAGTAGATTGCCCGTCTGTAGAAATATTTACTACAATATTATTGTTTGTTCCTCCTCCGCTTTTCATTTCCACCGGAATAGACTTTCCGTTTGGTAAAGGAACGACTGCTTCTGTGCCATGAAGTATTGCAGGATAGCCCTGAGAAGAACCTTTAGCGATACCTCCTGTTGCATATCCAGGAGCCATTCCTTTTGGGCTCATTACTCCCCCCTCTTTTGCAAAACCTAAGAAACCTGCAAGACTACTAACTCCTAAACTATCTTGTAGTATTTTCATTACAAGCATTTTTGTAATCATTTTGCTTATGTCAATTAGTATAGATCTTGCCATATCAGCAAAAGCTTCTTTCGCTGACTTAGTTCCTTGTACTAATGCATCAAATGCTGATACCATATTATTTTCTAAGCTAGTTCCAATACCTTTACCTAGTTGAACGATTTCATCTGCATTCTCTTGAGCTTGTATTAACTGTACGCCATTGAGAGCCACTATTCTTTCAAGTTGTTCTATTTTATCTTTATTTATTTTCTTTTCTGCATCACTCATCTTAGCTATAGAGAGTGCTCTTGCTGCGTTTAATTTATTTGCGTTATCTCTTAAAGTATTTGCTGCTTTTAAAGCTGCAAGATCTAATCCTTCTTGTTTTGCAAAACCTCCACTGAGTCGTCCAGAGCGTGCACTTCGTGCATCTAAACCGAACTTTTCGAGTTTTATAGCGTCTGCTTCGTCTTTTATTCCTTTTAATTTTAATGCAAAAGCATCTAAGCCTCCTGCTTTTGCAAAAGCATCGTCTAATTGTGTAGCAGCCTCTGTAGTAATACCTAAAGCCTCTGCTGTTGTTTTTGCCGCATTTTCATTGTTTTGGAGTTTTTCTACTAATAATCTTGCTCCATCTAAGGTGGTGGACGCATTAAATGTTTGTCCTAAATCTCTTAGTTCACTTTTTATTGCGGACATAGTACTAGTATATGTTAATGCTGTTCTTTGAAGCTCTTTCATTGCTTCAGGATCTTTTAAGGCTTCTTGAAAAGCAGAACCAAATTGACTTGTATCCATACTTGCTATATATTTATCGAAGGCTTCCTGCAAACCTGCTTTCGTCTCAGGATCTGTCTCTTGTGCTATCTTTCTCATAGCACCTTCTAAAGGTAGTGTACCTATTCCTGTTGCGATTTGCATACCTTTTTTAGCAGGATCTTTTTCATCTGCAATACCTTTTGCAATTATTGCCATTTCTGCGCCCAAAGCTTTATAAGACTCTTTTAGTCTTTTTACTCTATCTATTTCTTTTTGTTGGTCTGCTTCGAGTTCTTTTCTATCCGCTGTTTTTTCATCAATTGCCGCTAATTTTGTTCTATCTGTATCAAGAGCTTTTAAAGCCCTGTCTTCTAGTTGTTGTAATTTTGTATCGATATCATCTGCAAAGGTAACTTTTCCTATTATGTCTTCACCTTTTTTTGTACCAAAAATTTTTCTAGCTACAGCATTATCTAATAATCTATTTAGTCCTGCAATCATAAAATTAAGCACTCTTTGCACCATTTTAATTGTACCAGATAAAAACGCTTTAAAGCCGTCTAATACTGCAAGAGGAGTTTCTGCTAGTTTATCAATTGCTTTAATAAGTACTAATATAATAGTAATCCATCCAAAAGCGCCTCTCATTACTTTACCTGCACCCTTCAATTTTTCCCCTAACTTAACACCTTGATCCCCCATTTTTCTCATACCTGATTTTAGAGTATCTACCGAACTTCTTGTTGTATTAATTGCACCTACAACTCCTTTTGCAAATGCTTTTTTTATTCTCTGAGCTGTTGTTAAAGAGGTCTTGCCCATTTTATCAACTTGCTCTCTCATTTCTTTTATTGCTTTTACTGAAGTACCTGCAAAAGCTTTTGAACTTGTCCTTTCAGTGTCTTCTAGTTCCTTTTGTACTCTTTTTAAATCCTTTTTTAATTTACCTAAAGCTTGAGGAGTTACTTCTTTTCCAAGTGCTAACTTATTAAGAGTAGCACTTCCTGCTCCTCCTGCTACCATAGTTTTTGCACCTGCAGCTGCTTTACTTCCAGCATCTTTTGCTGCTTCTTGTAATGCTTTTTCTGCTTTTTCGAACTGTTCTATAGCTTTAGTAAGTCCTGCTTCTATACCCTTACCTGCTACAGAGCCCAGTTTTTTGAAGGGTGTAGCCATAGCGCTAGCAGTAGAAGTTGCTTGATCTTTTACTTTTGTAAAAACAGATTTAAGAGTTGGTACAAGACCAGAAATATTTGCAAGAATCATTAAACCTAAAGCTGCGAACGCAGCAGCTGCTATTTTTGCATTTGCATTTATTACATCTACAATTGAAGTAATTGAAGGAAGTACTTTAGCTGTAATATCTTGTTGTATTTTTTCAAAAGTTTTGCCCAATTGTACAAAGGGATTTCCTTGTGCTTTTACATCTCCAAAAGTATCATTTAATTGTCTCATTGTTTCTACAAAAACTGCCTGACTTCTTTCAGCGGCTGTAAGAGCTTCTCTGGACTTACCTATAGCCGTTGCGTATGCTTGCGTTGCTGTTTCCAGCCTAAGAGTAATACCTAATTCATCGAGTAATTCTGGCTCTGCTTTTGAAACACCTCTTAGAAGTCTATCAAAAGTATCTTGGAAGCCTCTACCTAAAGCTGTAGAAGCTTTTAAAGCTCCTTCTGTAAGTTGAGTTAATTGAGAAGTAGAAAATCCTTTAGCAGCACCCATTGCAGCTGCTTGAGCAGCCTCTTGAAATCCTAACATACCTTTTGAAGCTGTTTGAAGTTGTGTAGTTATTGATTTTATTGCTAAGCCTCCGGTTTGTGCAAAAGATACTTGAGATTTTCTAAGATTTTCTAAATCAGCGGCTCCTTTTAAAAAGTTAAAAGCAGCACTAAGTGCAAACATTTGAGCAGCAAAAGTAGCATAAACACCAACCAACCCACCCATGCCTTGAGACATTTTAGAAAAGTTTTTTGTACCATTTGCAGATGCTTGTGCGGCGCCTTTAATATTACGATCTGCTGTTTTTGCATTTTTAGCGACTTTATCCAAGCCGTCTCCTGCTTTTTTTGAGTTAAGAGCTACTTTTTCGAAAGAACCTTTTTTGTTCTTTACCTCTACGTCAATTTCAACTTTATTTTTTGCCATTAGCCTTTCACATTATGGGTGAAATTTTTTCCACCGCCGGCAGACCCGCGCTCGTCTGCTTTTTTCTTTCTTTCTGCTTTTTGTGCTTTATACTCTACTAAAATGTTCTCCCATAGTTTCATAATATATAATATAGTTGTTTGCTCCTGTACTTGATATAAACGAAATAAATATTCTAGATTATTCCATCTTTTACCTAAATAAGTTCCTGACATTCCTTCCCAGTTATCTTCAAGAAAGCCAAATATAAAAAATGCCACTTGGACTTCAGAGGGAAAATCTGAAGTCTCGAGCGGCATCTTATCGGGGTCGGGCTCTTGTCCTAACTGCTCACATATAGATAAATATTTATCTAAGTCAATTTGATCTGATTGTTTTGCATACTTTTCAAGTAGCTTTTTTATTTCAGCTACTTGTTCCCAGTAAAATTTTCAAGATCACTCACAGTTTCTGTGACCCAAGTGTCAAAATCGCTTGCATTTCTCATAAGCAGTTCTGAGTTTTCTTGTGTAAAAGCTAGCTCATCTTCAGGGTCAAGAGCAGAAATATCCACCAATAGAAGCTCTTCTAGGTATTTATATTTTAAGCCTTTCCATCCTTTAATTACTGCTTTACAGTATTCTACTAAGAATCTTTCTTCATCTAAATCTTCTTCTGGTTGACGAGTTTTTTTATTAAATTTTGTAGTAACACATCTTTTTCGAAGTTTTACTAACTCTTCTCTTGCTAGATAGCATAAATCTACTGACATGCCTTTGTAGCCGGGAAAGTCTATTGTTACAGTTTTGCTAGGAGTCATAAGACTCGCTAATGAAATTGGTGCATCTGTCATGTTATATCCTTTATTATTTTATTGGGTAAACAAAACAGGGGTGAAAAATCACCCCTGCTTCGATTTTCTATTTCATAGTATAGTCTAAAAGACCTCGTATGTCAAGAACTTTTTTTACGATGCTAAGTACTTCAGTGTTAATTCATCAGTTGATCCGATATCAGTTCCGAGAGCATGGAAATTCGCTTCTACAGAAATTACATCGTCAATAGAGTGAGTAGGAACTTCTAAGTGACAAGCGGGCATAGCCATTTGTAACCGAGGACCGCTCCCTCCACCAATGTTAAACTGTAAGTTAAATATATTTGTTACAGTAGAAGTATTCTCTATAAGATTTTCGAATAAATCCATACTTGAATTACTTCCTGAGTTTAAGTAGCAAGTAAAGTTTCCTGAAATAGTTCTTGTTCCAGTAACGTGACCTAGAGGTTCATTTACTACTCCAAGTGTTTCTGGAGTCAAGAAAGTCATGTTATTCGAAATTGTAATATTACCGCCTGTAAGAGTAAGTGCATATGTTGCTGACATACCAGTACTTGAAGAAGAAGCACTTAATTCTGTTAATCTATTTCGAATAAAGTTAGAAGTATCTGTAGCAAGAGTTCCTTCAGTAACTGTAGCTGTTGGAGCACTTGCTACTTCTGTAATCTTTGATCCAAATCCTGACCAATTGATTGTTGCAATTCCATCAATATCAAAGTCAGTTGAGGCTTCATTTACACAACAGTTTTCAATTTTATATACAGTATTTGTTTCTCCTGTACTTCCAATTACGAAATAAATATTTGCAGTTCCTAAAGAAGTCTTATTAGAGTTTGCAAAAGTAATAGCTAATCCATCAGTGGCAGTAGCACTATAAGTAAACCCAGTAAAGTTTGCTGCTTGACTTGAAGCTACAACCGTATGTGCTGCATCTCCAACCATCATTGCCCACAATACTTCTTCTACTGCGTGTATATCTGCTGTACTGTTTTTTGAAGCGTTTCCTGTTGTATTTGAGCCTGCTGAAACAAAAGGTCTCATATAAGTGGAAAAACTCCACTCTGCTGGAGCTAGTGAATCGTTGAACATTTTTCTTCCCCTGCGGCTATTGTTACTGCCTGAGGACATTTCATTTAAAGTTATTTCTGATGCATTTGTTGCTTGCGAAAAGGAAAAACCATCCAATACGGGCATTTCAAAAACTGCTGTTTCTGCGCCATTCGTAGGATTTTTCACTGCAACGAATACTTTGGTATCGCGACTAAAAAATAATGAGTCTGCCATAGTTAATCTCCTATGTTATCTTGAAAAGGCTAGGACGTGAATTTTTATTCGTGCCTGCATTTTCTAATATCGAACCTCGATCAGCATCTCTCCGACGCCTAAAGGTTCAAGTACACCTTCATCAGTATCAATACTAACGACTGTGATCTGTTGTGTATATTGATCTACATTATTGCGATCCTT